TCAATTATTCCTATAAGAATCTATCTTGTCAAATCATGTGATTGGATCTAAGCCATTGTTTGCCAGAAGGCGTAAGGCAATAGATCAAAAATGCGGCACAAGGTATGCCTATCACGGCGAATCCAATTATAGCTCCCATTACTTATCCTCCTTTTTCTTATTCGTTAATACCAATCCTGCTATTAAGGCTAAAATAGAAGACGTAAAGCCTAGGCCATAAATCAGCCACTTATTATCTTCCATATCCTTGAATAAAGACGCTACCACTACACCTGTAAAGATATATTTCGAGACATCAATCAAATAGTTTCCTAATTTCTCTTTCCACATAACGCAAAAATAGCACAACAAGATGAAAACGCAAAGGTATTTCTATTTTTTCTTGTGGGATTCAGAATTAGTGCTCATCTTTGTAGTGCTCTATAACACTCAGGCGGACAAAACCCGCCGAATATATTTCTTTTCGGTATAATTATGCTTTATCTTGAGATATTCTTAATATAAAGGATATACGGTTTCGTACCCCCGTGATATAGCTTAATGGCTATAACTGCCTGAGTGGTGTAGAGCAACGGGAAAGGCGGAACCGTTCTTATTTTCCGCTAAACAAAACAATGTTTCATTTTATGCTCAAACACTCAAACATTGATTTGTCGGGAAATAATAGTACCCAACAACCAACGGTCAAACCCTCCGAAATGGGTAAGTACTCCACTCCAGAACTGCAAGCCGCATTCAATTCCGGTCGAGAGATAGGAAGAACCGAAGGAATGCTATACTACATCAAGCACGCTTCCGAGAACATGCAAAAGGAGGCTGAGAAGTTAAATTCGAAACTACAGGAGCAAAAAGCGAAAGTATAAAAGGTATCGCCACCTGTTACCGGAAAAAGAAAATCTGACTTATATATTACTTCAGAACGTTCTAATCCGGAGCTCGTGGCTGTTCTCCAGAGGAAGATATTAATAAAGGGCATTGATTGGGATTGCAAACAGCCACAATAGGCAATTCCGGTCTTTGCCCTTTCTCTTTTTAATACGATTCATTATGGAAGCGAAGATACAATATTTCCAAAGTCCGGTGTTTGGACAAATCAGAGTTATGGTTATAGATGATAAACCGATGTTTGTGGCGAAAGATGTGGCAGCGATGTTGGGATATAATGAACCTCATAAAGCTATATCAAGGCATTGTAAGGGGTGTATGAAACATCCCGTAGAGTGTGTAACAGTTTGTGGCGAAAGATGTGGCAGCGATGTTGGGATATAATGAACCTCATAAAGCTATATCAAGGCATTGTAAGGGGTGTATGAAACATCCCGTAGAGTGTGTAACAGGCACTTACACGGATTCAAACGGAAAAAGCCAAAATACAAAGCAGATCATGGATATATTATTCATCCCAGAATCCGATGTTTACCGCTTAGTCATGCGTTCCAAATTACCCGAAGCAGAAAAGTTCCAAGACTGGGTATGCGAAGAGATCCTTCCCGCCATCCGTAAAACAGGAGGCTACATGATTACTAAGGCTGACGATACCCCGGAGGAAATCATGGCACGCGCCTTATTGGTGGCGCAGGATACCATGAAGCGCAAAGAAGAGCGAATCCGGCTGTTGGAGGAAAAGAACCTGATACTGGAGGAGCAACACAAAGAATCTGTCCCGAAGCTCGAATACCACGACAAAGTTCTGATGAGTGCAGATACCTATACTACCAACCAAATCGCAAAAGAGTTAGGATTATCAGCCATTACACTCAACAAGAAATTAAAATCGTTAGGTGTTCAATACCGCCAATCCGGGCAATGGCTCTTGTATGCCAAGTATCAAAACAAGGGATATACCAAGACGCATACTTACACGTTCACTCATGTTACCACCGGGCAACCCGGAACGAAGATGCGAACCGTATGGACAGAGAAAGGTAGAAAATTCATTCATGAATTATTAGGGAAACCTGTATTGGTGGATAATTAGGATGATTATATTTCAACTATTATGTCGAGCGTAACAATTGGGGTCGTTACGACCCCGGTTAAACCCCGGTGTTCAGCACCGCAGTTGTTCAACTATTGTGCTGACACCAACAGTTGATTTTACGATTAAAATTCCAAAATTATTAGACAGTTAGGAGATTATTTATATTTTTGCAAAAAGAAGGCGGTTTATAAGCAAGTCGTGGATTGTAGTTCCACGGGGCTACTTATGAATCGCCTTTCTTCTTATCCAATAATCTCAATATATTTATGCTATCAGAGATACTATATAATGATGTACTACCATCTGCCTGCTCTTTCACAAGAATCCAAGACTTTTCGTTTTCCACCTTTGTCTCAAACAAATGGACAATAGCATTATATCCATGCTTATCATTTCCGCAACCAATATATTCCGCATCCTTTATCACAGAAGCTATATCCAAAAGCATTTCATTCTTTTTCTCGTAATATTTATGTGGCTGGTTCAACCACTCTTTTATACCACGACCGGTAATCTGGATGTCTTTCTGAAAATCCGGATTCCGGATAACAGTTTGTTTTAATAAAGAAGCCTTTTCCTTGATCTCCTTAAATCTCGCTTTACCGGACACTACTTTAATCGAATCCTTTGTTTTTCCATCCCCCAGCAACCATTCCGCAAACTCTTCATGTTCCATCATAACGGGCGTAGATATACAAATGCAAAACGGATGCCATCCGGTAAACTTGAAGTTTTTCGGGTACTGACCAGTCTTGCCATCGCATACAGGACACGGCCCGTGATTCGTCGGCGAACGCTCCACCTCTATACCAGTCACAAAATCCATATTCTGCCAACGTTCGTAATCGGCGGTACGAAACGCTTTATTTGTTTCCGTCGCAGCCAAGCGAAGAGCATTTTTATAAGACGAGCGATAAACACCCTGCCCCGGATGATAATCTTTCATCGGCTGGGATGGGACCAATTTGCCATTCGCGTCCCTTACACGGCGGAAACGACGGTTGGGTTCGTTTAGTAATTGCCGTATATCTTGGCTGATCAACGCTGCTGGACGACCGGAGGACAAACCCGAAGAAAGATAATATTCCAGATTATCCATAGCTCCGTCCGTTATATCCCAAACACGGGAGGATATAGTTTTGCCAAATTCATCTTTACGCTTCAATAGGGTATTCAGCGCATCTCCATTCCGAGAAAACAACTTTTCCCTTAGCGTAGTGAATATAGCCATATCCTTGATATAGCCCGTTACCAGTTCATCCGCTTTCCTATTACCTAAATTCCAGACTTCGGTAGCCGTGTTGGATATATTGCTTACGAGCTGCGTATGCAAATCATCTAACAGCCGTTCGATTTGCTTCTCAATCGTGGCGTTGCCTATCCATACACGATCCCCACCATGATCTGCCCATTTAGCAAGAAGAGGCCCAGCCTTACGGACAAACTCGTCAAACGAATACTTTATGCTACCTTGTTGCCGGAACAGACATTGCAGGAATTGTCGCTCATGAAATGATAGTTCTTTCATTCTCCATATCCCATTGTTAAGCCGATCATATTATTGCGTTGCGCTGCTGTATCTTCCTCTTCCTCCATCAGCTTCATTTCTTCATCCAAGTCTTCCGTCAAAGGAGAATGAGCCGTAACCGTGCGTTGGGCGTTGATCGGTTTACCTCCATTGGCAAGAGACAGAGTTTGCAATGTCTCGGACAGATCTTCCGGCAAAATAGAACCAAATTCCACATCGATCAGGTTGTTCACCAATTGAGAACGATACTTGATGTTGGTAATATTGCATATCCCGGCCAACACGACCGACACACAACGTTGTACGACCGGACCGAATGTTTCCATGTTCTCACTCGCCTTGATAGTTGCATCCATCAGCATGAATTTACGAGCGACACCGGACAGGCTGCCAATGCCTTTCAAGTTATCAAAAGAAAGATCCGGCGTAGATGTACCAGCAAATTGTTCGTTTTTCGTTTCTTCCAATTCTTTATCTACAGATGGCTGGGAGCCAGTCCATGTCAGATAGTCCGCATCTCCATGATACTCCTTGCCGGATACTTCATCGACCTTAATGGGGAAATTAAGGTCTTTCCCGGTTGTTTCCTTAGAAGGTAAATCGGAATCGCCATACGTTTTCAAGATTGGTTCCGCAAAGTAGTCGTTAGTGTCGGCCATACGGGATAAACGCATTTCCCGCGCATCCATGATACCGGCAACCTCGTCCCATTCCGGTTGGAAAACATCTGCATACACGACCGGAATCTTTCCGAATAGATTGGGAACCTCTTTTATTACCCAGCCACCCATTTCATCGATAGCCGTAATAATCTTATCTGCTGTCCAAATTGTACAGCTGTTCCGGATCATACCATTAGAGTTCACTTGGTAACGATGGATAAAGGCATCCATATCGTCGTTATCATCGAAGTGGGGATAAAATTCAGAGAAAGTATTTTCATTACGAGGAACAGAAAGCGTCTTAACCTTCAATTCCGTAATCAATTTGCCGTCTAATCCTTTGGAAGTATACGGATAGAATACAAGAGCAGCCTTACTTTCAGAAAGCACCTTACGGGCGAACGACTTCAAGACGGATTGCATTTTCAATCGGCGTTCCCATACACGTTTGAACTCTTGGAAACCATCGTTCTGATCTGTTCCCGTAATCGTCATTTGCCCGCCAAACAAGAAGGCGACAGAGGTACGCACCTCCTTTTTCGGGAAGTTGGTAACGATACGTGCCACATCGACAATCTTGTCTTCCAACCGTAACGGTTCCCCATTCTTATCCTTCAATGTCTCCGAATAAACCGCCAGTCGTTTCGGTTCACGCCAGCCGACAGAGGTTTTACGTCGCCGGCGCTCACCGTGGTATTCTCTGTAATATTCTCTTGGTTCCCGGTATTCAATCGTATCGACACATAACGTACTGACTACCTGTCCGAAGTCTTCATTCGCAAGGATTTCGCTTATACTTGGCATAATTGTTTTATGCTAAAATATAAAAGCAAATGTTTTTTCGCTGTCAATACGGCCAGTCTAAACAAGTTCACTTTGAAATATAAAAACCGAGAACACATATCAAAACGCAAGTATGTGGCAGAAAAATATCGGGATTTTATCTAACACGTGTCACAAATATCAGAAAAACACTTTCATTTTGCCAATTATCGTCCTCTTGCTACCCGACGTACAGAGTTAGCCTTGCACAACCCAATAAACTCTACATTCTCGGCAAGGATCGTCATACCATCCGGCGCATCATCATGCTTGTTACCACCCTCTTTTTTATAGCTGGTCAAAGCTTTCATAAACCGGTCGTAATCCGAACCTTTCTTATACTCGCTTTCTTCCAAGAAATAACAATGCTTCTTAATCCAACCAGACTTCAACAAGATACGTGTATCCTTATTGGCCGTTGTTGGTTTCGCTTGAATGATACATTTCTCGTTCTTTGCCTTTACCGCCTTACGAACATTGAGAGCGAATATGCGACCACCGTTGTTACTCTCGATACGCATATTGTCGCAACGAGTATCAAGGATCAAGGAAACCAACTTCGGTTCGGTGATCTCGACATTATCTTTCGTAAACAGCACATCGGTAATGAAATACTTCGTACCGAATACCTTGGCAATCGGAGCACAGAAATCATCGTCTCCCTCGTCAGCCACATCGGTAGCTCCGATAACACCGTCCGGTTGCTTGCCCTCAATATCAGCCAATTTAAATCGGTTAAGCTCCGATTTCGGGAACAACAACCCGATTGCCTCGATTGGATCTTGCATATACTCGGCACACCAAATGGAATCGTCCGTTTCCTCACGCAATTCGTGATAATACTCTGTCGTATGTACCTCCTCACAAAAAGAACGGTCGTTCTCATCCAAGGCGGCGATACGAATGATCTCGTCATACTTTCCCATCTCCTCCATACGGCCGAGCACGTCAGTGGCAGACCAGCGGGTACCGATGTCGATAGAGCTACAATTTCCTTCGATACGGGAATCATGCGTTCCCTGCTTCCACGACCAGACCTTTTCGTTATTGGTGTCAGACAGCGCATCTTCCAAACTCTTATACAAGTCATCCGTCATGGCGAGCATGGACGCACCGAAACCGATTACCGTACCGCCTACACCAGCCCCGAAGTAACTTACCTGCCGGGCAGTGTCCAAACTCCAACCATGAACGTTCTGCTTATCCCCTCGCAATTGCACATCCGGGAATATCTCTTTGAACCGGGAAGAGCGGACAATATCGCGCGTGTCATACGACAGCTTGTTATACAGCGTATCGGAACAGCAGTTGCGCATGACCGACTCTTCCGGGAAGTGACCGAGCATCCAAGCGATGAACAACGAGGATATATAGGACTTACCGGCACGTGGCGGCATGGAAACGGCCAACCTGCGAATAACACCATCTTGATAAGAATCATACACACGAGTAAAAGCGTCCGCCACATGTTTCAAAAATAAGCGTCTGGAAAAGAATTTCGGGTCATAATATAAACAATATGACCAAAAATCATTTTTCGCTTTCCGGCGTCTCAGCACATCCGCCGCCTCTGCCATCAACAACAATATCTCTCTTCTGTTTTTCTCCATAGATAAAATCCTCTAATTGCTCATCGGTCATCCCCTCAAACTTACTTACGGGAGTAAGCCCACTAATGTTAGAATCCTGCCTGTTTTTCCAACGATCTGGATTACCATTTGTCAAGGTGAAAATAATAGCAGCGGTATCCGGCTGGATATGCTTCTTGACTATAGTTTTCTCTTTGATCTTAGGTTTCTGTTTCTCTTTTCCATTCTCATCAACCACAGGTTTACCACTATCGACATACGTGATCTTCGACTCTTCCACCTCATAACCTTGAATCTTCTTTAATAAAGACTTCTGGGCCTCGGCAACAAAGAATTGCATCCGTGCGTCTTCCGCTTTTTTTATAGAGTCGGAAAAGTCGGATTTTGTTTTCATCCAAGTATAGTAAGTATCCTTGTTTATACCGACCAAATCACAAATCTCGGCAATAGTATAGCTATCCTCCCGAATAAGAGAACAAATTCGATCCACCAATTTTTGACTATACTTTGCCATTAAATACTACTCTCCTTTTTCTTCCTTACTAAATTTAAACATAGAATCCGCCATATCAAGGCAATTCTCCAATTCATTCACGATAGCTTTCAACTCAATATATTTGCGCTTATCCACCGATGAAGAAACACCTTCACTATTTATCTGTCTCTCCAATTCCATAAACTGCTTGCGTTTACGTTCTAATCTCTTCGCTAAAACCTCACGATAAATCATACATAATTTTATTTTCATGGCGAATATCCTTTTCTCTAGTTATTCGCCAAATTTATCAATCTTCCTTAAACAAATCATCATTCGAGAAATCAAGTTCGGGAAAATTTTCCTTAATCTTACTCAGATCCCCTTTATAGAATACAAGCACATTTTGATGCTGCTTACCAATCTTTCGGCTATTACTAAACTGCTTTCCGGCTCTCATAGCCAGACTACCTATGTTGTTAACCAGTATCATCTCATTGTAATAATGCAAGCCTGCTTCCTGAAACGCAGCGATCGTATCAGGAACAAAACTCCGATACACACCACTCTTATCGCGAACCTCTCCTACTACAAACACGGCGAATCGATTAAGCTTCAACAGTGAACAACTCTTCCAGATGATTGCTTTATACGCTTGCAGGAATTCAGGATAATCCATCGTCGATAGGTCTGCCGGATCGTCACTATACACTTCTAGGTCCGCATACGGAGGACAACTAAAAACCAAGTCTGCCTCATAACCTTCTGCCAGGGCATCTATCTCTACACTATCTCCACAAAGCCACAGAGGAGCAAATTTATGACCGCCTTTCCCGCCGAACTCCTCCCCTAATACTTCAACTGCGTTTTTACAGTTGGCTTCGACCTGTTCCGGCCTTAGATCAACACCAAAATAAGTCATATCCAACATAGATGCAACAATACCACGAACGGAGCCACCAGCAAATGGGTCCAGGATACAACCATTGGGAATATTAAACCACCGGTAGGCCAGCTCGCACAGTACCGGGTCAAAGATCGAGGTTCCATCCATAAACGGGATACCATGATCCCGGCAATACTTCTGCAATTCGTCCCACGACGGATCGGCACCTGTTTTTTCACGAATTACGTTACGGGCTTCGTATACTCGGGGTGGTTGCGCTGATCGGCTAAATGTAATCTCCTTCTCCCGGCCATCATCACTCTTTATACCAAGATCAAGCCAGGCACGTTTCCGGTCTTGCCAGTTTCCAAGTTTAGAGTCAAGTACTGAGAAAGGAGGAATAATGAAACGTTCTTTCAAGCTGCCGACACGCCCCTTGTCCGGCTTCACATCGTCGATGGAGATATCATCAATATTCAGATCATCGATTTTAAATTCCCAAGCATCCAACTCGTCTGCACTGAAATCTTCAACGATCGCGTCAAAGTCAAATACAGACGTATCAGAGGTATAATTGTCAGCTAGGGCAAGCGCCTTACGCCGAGAATCCTCAGTTGAGAGATCTGTACGCTTGATAGCAATCAATTCCGTACCATCAGACTCCACAATTCGAACCGGTAAGCCTAATTCCAGCGCTTGCTCGTACACTCCGTTCCCTGCAATGATGCAATCATCCTTATCGAAAAGGATAGAACGCCCCGCTCCACAATCCTCCAAACTTTTACGAATCAATCTCTTGTTCTTATCTGTGTGGATGCGATAATTCCGGGGATCATACTTCAATTCAGCCATAACTTTTATTCTAAAATATAACAGGGGAAATCTATTAACCCAGATACAGTTGCAGTTCCCTGATAGCCTGTTCCACGCTCCGAACAATCACATACTTACTACCTGCCATTTCAACTTGGCGTTGGTATTCTTTTTGATCGGGAGATTGTTTTCCCGTCGATGTCTTGAACTCCAAACAAAGGGAAGCATACCCCTTTTTCGGTATCTGAAGGATCACATCAGCTACACCTCGTTTAACGCCTTGGCGCTTCATATTAGCCGCTTCTATTTTATGCCGGCTACCACCGTTCGGGACTGCA